GGAATATCTTGGTGAGAACGTAGATAAGTTAAAAGAACAGATGGAAGCAGAAATACCAATGATACTAAAAAATGACATGGTGATACAGTTTCACGAGGAAAGACTAATAGACTTGGAGTCAAAACAAAATGGAAACCATTAAAGTTGTTTTTGCAATACTGATGATACAGAACGGTTCGACAATTGAGATGGTGCCGACTGAGGGTTTGAGCGACTGTCTTAAGCAGAAACGTATTATCTCACGCAACATAGGTGAGGAACAAGATGGAATATACATGCAGTGTCGTGAGGTTACGGCATCTCTCTACGAAGACATGGGCCGACTTAAGATTAAGAAGATCATAGAATAAACCTGTCAAGAAGATTATCTGAATATTCTCGGGGGTAAAAAATGCCTGTAATGTATAATGGCGATGCTTTCAATAGGTGGCAGCTTTTAGAACCTTTTGTGCTGCCACCTCATTATTAGCTTGTAATAAAAAGTAAACTTACTTATACTTACCATATGGGTTTACCCAAACAATTATCAGAACAACAAAAGAAATTTGCGGAGTTATTGGTCTACAATGAGGGACGTAAAACACCAACTGAATGTGCTTTGGAAGCAGGCTATGCAGAGGGCTCTGCACATGTGCGAGCGTCTGAACTTCGTAACGCAAACAAATACCCACTCGTTGTCAAGTACATCGGTGAACTCAGAGAAGAGATACAGAAAAAATATGAGATCACTTTTGAGAAACACATCACAGAACTCGGTCGTATACGCCAAGAAGCTCTTGCAAAGGGAGCTTTCTCAGCAGCTACAAATGCGGAGGTTGCGAGAGGTAAAGCAGCAGGACTCTACATCGAGCAGAAAATAATTAGAACAGGCAAGCTAGAAGACATGTCAATAGAGGAGCTTGAGGCAAAGATGAAGCGAATCTACGATGAAAATAAAACTTTGATAGAGGGAGAATACACACTTGGCAAGGAAGAGTAAATTATTTGTAGAGCATATAGCCGGGCCAAAGAAGCGAACATCCATTGGTCAGAGTGTCCGATCAAGACCCAAAAACAAACACAAGCGTAGAAACTTTAAAAGATATAGAGGACAAGGAAAGAAACGATGAAGAAAATAGATCTAGCAAACCCCACAGAAAAACAATTAAGAACTGGCTATCTAAACTACAATACAAGAATGGTTGTGCAGGTGTTGCAGAACTTTTGCAAAAGCCCTGAAGGTGCTGACGCTGGTGTTATGTTGGTCCTACCAGATGGTAGGAACCCTATGCAAAAAGAGTTTAACATCAAAGAAATTAAGCTGATTGAAAATAAACTTATCAATGCTGCAGAGAAGTATCGGTGCGTTATCCTAGTTGAATGATTAAAAAAGCAATAAACATATTGTGGAAACAGAACCCACAAACTGACATAGCACAAGACCCAGACCCTGCAGATTTGTCTGTTGACAATGCGTATAAGACAAGATGGATCTGGTATCACACGATATTAGCTCTTGAGCTGCTCGTAATTATCATACTTTTGACAGCGATATTGGTAGCCATATCGGTAAGGTGACTTACTCTGAAAAACGAATCCAAACTTTGGCAACAAGTTAAGAAACATACACCGAACATTACGTGGACAAGAGTAGAATCTTGGGCGTCTTTTGGCTTCCCAGATCTGGTTGGTTATACTGAAAAGACGGGATTTTTTACAGTCGAGCTGAAAGTAACAAAAAGTAAAAAGATTACCTTCTCACCACACCAAATAGCGTTTCACGTGAAACATCCCACACGCACCTTTATCTTGGCCAAGGCCCTCGATCCACGCTCTCCTAAACTTTATGAAATATTCGTGGCACCAGGCTCCTCGATCCGCCAGCTTGCGGCCTATGGACTTGATTCTTGTGCCCTGAAGCTTGAGTCCTGGGACGAGCTTGAAGATTATTTCCTAACAACATAATTCTGACACATTTCCGTGGTACGCGCGCCGCTGAACTTTTTTCTTTTTGCGACATAATTCTGCCACATTTTTGTGGTAAGCTTGTGCCCTCCAGGGCCCACCCTCCCCAGTGCTTGTGGCTTGTGCCCTTAAGTTATGTTATTGTTTTTTTTTTACAGCCCTGATATTTCCATGAATGAAAATATCAGAAGAGCTGCAGCAAACGCAATGACTACTAGAATTGTTTCGCTGTCCATGTTTATGCCTCCTTTTTAATTTACAACAAAGCCGCTTTTATCGTGGCGCGCTCTACCTTTTGCAATGAGACCGATTATCACCCCCGGCCCGGCATCCGTGAAGCGTGCGTCATGTTCATCACCATCAATGACCGGATACCCGCGCCAGGTTTTGGGCAGCTTATCGGCAAAAACAACGGCCGCGCTTGTATATTTTAAAACTTCTTTTAATTTGTGGTCGTTGTCTTCGGCCCGGCTAAATGTCAAATGATAATTAGACGGCAGCTGGCCCCGCGTAAATCGATTATCTAATTTTGTATAATCATAAAACTGCACATCCGGGAACAGCTCCATGATATTCTTACCGTCTTTAATTTTATATTTTTCATACGGTAAATCAGAAGTTCCATTTAATCTAACGGCTGCTTTCATGCCTTTTTTAGCAGCTCTTTCCTTTAAACTTTTAATTTCATCACAAAGTTGAAAAAGAAAAATATCACGGTTACTAAAAAAGCGTCTGGTTTTTTTAAGCCTGGCAGCCTGTACCACGTTCATCGCTCCCCGGCCCGCAGTGTTTAAACATGCAGCCGCGCAGCCTTTACTAGCTGCCGGGCAAACATTTTTGCCGCTTAAGTTATACGGGGCCATGTATAAAATGCCCGTTAAGACACCAACTTTTTGATTTTTGATAGTCTTATAATTAGTGTTGATACCTAATAATTTTTGCATAAGTTAATTACCAGCTGCCCGTGAAGCGAGATCATTCAATTGAATCACGGGCCGCCGGCCCTTCCTTTTTTGTTTTTGTTTTATCCGTTGCTTTTGCATCGAATCCCGTAATAAATAAACTTGCGAACTGTGGGCCGTGCTTCTCGACCCATGCAGCTGGCTGAAGATGCTCAGCATCTTCAGCCATTTTAATCACCCAGTCTGTAGTCTTAAGAACCATCTAGACTAGGCGCCTCAACTGTGAACGTGTAGCCCATAGTTTTGATTTCACTTATTGCTTCACGTGTTAACGTTTTGCATTGTGTCAGAGCTGCAAAGCTTCTTGACAATTTGCAAGCTGGATAAACCAGCTCTTGCCCGTAAACGTTTTTGACTTTAACTTTTAATTCCATAATTTTCGTCCCCTTCTTCTTCAACGAGTATCGGCAACGCCCAGAAACCAGCTGGGTATTTGCCTTTGTATTCATCCGACAATTTTTTATAAGTCGGTGAAGCGTCTCTGTGAATCGCGTCTAATGCTTCAAGTGCGAACGTGTCATGTCCGTTAGCCTCGGCCCATATAGAACAAATTCTAATATTATAGGCTAAGTCATCCGCGTTGAGCTGTCTTGCCCAAGTGCGAAAAGATATATCGCTAAATTTTACGCCTTTTTTATCAACTAATTTTCTACGCATCATGATTTTGATCTCCTTATTGGTTGTTTATATAAAAACGTATATCACATTATCCCACACACACGCAACAATTATTTTTACTTTTTCGGCAGCATGTATGTATAAAAATTAGTTATACTTTGCCTTAATTCTGCCACAATGTTTTGATATAATCCCGCTCCCCGATCCGGGGATCATGTGTTGCATAAATGCCATACCATATCTAGTAGGTGTTGCAAAAATATCACGCTATATGTAGCTTGTGCCCTATGGGTGGGCCCACCCCCACCGCCGCCATAAGAAGCGGTGGCAACCCATTCAGGGTTGCCACCGCTTCTATAATCGTACTGTCAGCATCGGCGTTGGAACCCCATTCAGGGGTCCCAACGCCTCTGGCATTTTTTTTGTCGGCCACCCCCCGGCACCCCCAAAGCCTGTGCGTAGGGATCCTAGATGTATACATATAGCTTGATTTGGAAATAGATACGGTCTAAATTCATTTTCAATGTTTCAAACTAAAAACGCAAAAATTTTGCGCAAAATTTTTTCGAATGCTAACTCCTGAACAAATAGCTAATTTACCGTCAGATACCAAAAAAGAATATCTGCGAACTATGCTGCTTCTTGATGAAAAGAAAAAAGAAGAGGCTATACGCAATGACTTCTTGACATTTGTAAAACATTTGTGGCCTGATTTTATAGAGGGTGAACACCACAAGATCATGTCTGAAAAGTTCAACAAAGTTGCATCAGGTGAGATAAAAAGATTAATCATTAACATGGCACCAAGACACACCAAGTCAGAATTTGCATCTAACTTCTTGCCAGCGTGGATGATAGGCAAACAACCAAACCTAAAAATAATCCAAGCCACGAACAACGCTGAGTTAGCCGTGAGGTTTGGCCGTAAGGCTAAAACACTAATGGACTCGGATGACTATAAAAAAATATTTAACACAAGACTCAGAGAAGACTCGAAAGCTGCAGGTAAATGGGAAACAGACCAAGGCGGTGAATACTATGCAGCTGGTGTTGGCGGTGCAATCACGGGTCGTGGTGCAGACCTCTTGATCATTGATGATCCACACTCGGAACAAGACGCGCTGAACATGGCTTCCTACGATAGAGTTTACGAATGGTATACATCAGGACCACGACAACGTTTGCAACCAGGTGGTCGTATTATTGTTGTGATGACACGATGGAACGTGGCTGACTTAACAGGTAAACTGCAACGAGCTCAAAAAGAACCAAAGGCAGATCAATGGGAGGTAAT